ATGGAAACTAAAGAAATAAGACGCAACAACCTGCGCGAACTGATGGCCCGCTACGCCCGGCAAGGCGTCAACCAGAACGAGTTCGCCGCCCTGGTTGAATCCTCTGCGCCCACGCTGAGCCAAATCATCGGTGAAAAATCCTCCCGCAATCTTGGCGACAACCTCGCCAGGCGGATAGAGGCCAGGCTGGATCTGCCCAAAGGCTGGTTTGACGTGTTTCATGAAAAGCAGCTGACCCGTCCGTTCGACAACGTGGCGGCAGAATCCGACTTTCAACCCGCCCGCCTGAAACCGGTGGTGTGGGAGGACACCGAACAGGACAAGGAAGAGTTCGTGGAGATCCCGCTGCTGGATATCGATTTTTCCGCCGGCGACGGCTGCTATGAAATCGTCGATCGCGAAGAGTTTTCGCTGATCTTCCGCCGCTACTATCTGCACAAGATGGGGGTGGCGGTGAACGCGGCGCGGATTATCCGCATCTCGGGCTCCAGCATGGAGCCGCGCCTGCAGGATGGCGACGTGGTGGGCATCAATACCGACGACACCCGCATTCGCGAAGGCAAGACCTACGCGATACGCCACGGCAACCTGCTGCGGGTGAAAATTTTGATCGAGCAGCCCGACGGCGGCGTCGTCATCCGCTCGCTCAACCGGGAAGAATATCAGGACGAGCACCTCAGCTACCAGCAGCGCAAAGAGCAGCTGGTGGTGCTGGGGCGGGTGTTCTGGTCTTCGTCGTCCTGGTGACGCGCAACCGGGCGCTTACTTGAAGTCCACCACCATCTGCTGCTGGATCGTCAGGCCGCGGGTCGACTGCACGCAGCTGTGGATGTAGTCGGTAAAGCGCGGCGGCTTCGGCATGCCCAGCTTGAGTATCTTCTCATTGCTGAAACGCACGTTGAGCATGGCGAATGACCCGTACAGCCGCATCGCTTTCAGCATCAGCCGCTCATTGCACGGGCCGAAGATATCTTTCAGCTGCCTGCGCATTTTTACCAGCGCGTCATAGTTGACCTGCGCGTAAGCATCGCCGACCGGCGCCTTTTCCAGCGCGGCGGCCATGGCGCGATCGATATCGGCGAAGCTGACGCTGCTCCCTTCCCCGGCGGAAATATGGTAGACGTCGTTTTCCAGCGGGCCGCTGTTCATCAGCATCACCAGCGCGTCGGCGCAGTAATCCGCCGGGATCACATCGATGTTATCCTGCAGCGAGCACATGAACTTGCGCAGCATCAGCGCCATGCTGAACACCCAAAAAATGCTGCTGGAGGGCTGGCAGCCGAGGCGGGTATGGCCCACCACAATCGACGGCCGGGCGATCACCAGCGGCAGCTGCGGGCAGCGCTGGCGCATCAGCTGCTCAATGGTGGATTTGGAACGGGTGTACTCCACCAGATGCTCGGCGCCCTCTTCAAACTCGCCGCTTTCCGCCACCAGCGAACCCGGCTCAGGCGCACAGGACATCGCGGTGCCGACGTGCAGGAAACGTTGCAGCCCTTTTACCTGCGCCATTCTTTCGGCAAAGGCCAGCGTGCCCTCCACATTCACTTTCCAAATGAGCGGGTTATTGCCGAATGACGCAACCGCCGCACAATTGATAACGTGCGTGACATTATCGATACGCGAGTCAGATAAAAAAGCTTCCGGCTCGGATAAGTCGCCCAACAATATATTTTCTGTCGTTATTTTAGATAATAGATTGGCGGCGACATTAAATTTTTCCATATTGGCTTTTATACGCGCCAACCCCCGCGGCGCATCCTCTGCACGCACTAACAACAGGCAGTTAATGTTTTGATTTTCATTCAGTAACTTCTCAAGAACCGCACCACCGAGAAAGCCGGTAGCGCCAGTCAACAGCAGCGTTTTCATAATAATTATCCACAATGGCATTGAATGAGGCTGATTGTATGCGTGGATATTTAAACAAATATTAAATAAAACCTCGGAGTGTTTAGTTATCTTTTCTTAATATTATCTTAAGAATGTTTTGAAACACCCGCGCGGCATTTGGTAACAAATTGGCGTTAAAATGACGGGAGTTAATCAGCGTCGTTTAAATATCATTGATGTTGTCTCTGATTTAATTTACTTCTCAGCATAACTTTTCTTTTCCCCTGGAGGGCGTATGACCTATAACCAAAAAGTTTGGTTGGGTATATTACTGCTGTGCAGTTTTTTTTGGCTGGCGGTGATCGGCGGTATTTCTTCGCTCAATGGCGACCTTGAGCGCGTCGGTCAGCATCGCCAGAGCGACGAGCTGGCGGCGCAACACGGCCAAATCCATCACGACACCCGCACGGCGCAAGGGACTCCCCCCTTGCCGCCAACCGCCTGATCCCCCCGTTATGGGTAGGGACAAGCACCGCTAACGATCCTATGATGCCCTGAGATTTACAGGGAGATAAAAATGACTCGAAAGCTGGATAGCTTGCCCCAGGCGGAACGTGAAAAAATCGAAGCCGACTTATTGGCCATCAGCGTTATCTATAACGAACGCTACGGCATCGCCTCCACTCAGGCCGATGCGGAACAACAGGTGCCCGAACACCTGCGCGCCTATTTTTTTCAGCGTCTGAATTACTACCGCGGTGCGTAATAACGCGCATTTCGCTAACCACCGCTTGGCATCGCGCATCTCGCCGTTACAATAGGGGCATATTCATTCGCCACTGAAGAGATGCGATTTTGAGCAGCAAGGCACCGGCCACATTCTACATCCACGATTACAAAACAACAGCATCAACACACTGATAATAATAACATTTTTAAAATAAAACTCTATCTTGGTACTCATTTATGTACACGGGAGACGTGATCGGTTGTTCCCCCGCTTCCGAAGTGAGGGTCAAGCCTATGCATCTTAATGGCCTGAATACTGACGCGAGCAAAAGCGACAAATAGAAGCTGAATCGCCTGCTGGAAGATATGTGTGAAGAGTCTGACCAGTGGTTGGTTACCGATTGATCATTGAAACCTTGGGCATGGTTGGCTATGTTACAGCCATGCCAATTAACAAGGAAAAGTGATGGATACTGTCGAAGAATTAAACGGAACGTATTTCTACAAGGGCTATAGCCAGTTAACTCCTCAACAGTTGTGGTGGTTGATCACCGTAGACGCAGTCCGTGAACACCTTGGCGTAAGCATTGCTGACGCCGTTCTTATAGTATCGGGTCAACCTTGGTTACCAACCCGACAAAAACCCGGCACCGCTATGGTAGGCACATCGATAGCGTCTAGGCTATCCCGTAAGCTTTTAGATAAGCCACTTCCTAAAGGCATTCGGTTGCCGACCCTTATCGGAGAAAACCCACAGCGCTTGCATGTCAGCTATGTTAATAACTGGGGTAAATTTATCGGCCGCAATGTTCCTTGGTTGGGGTATGCCTTATCTGCCTGGACCATTTACGCTATCAGTCGCGACGTGAAGGACCGATTTAACCTTATCGCCCGGCCGGCCGACAGAATCCAGTGGACCTACTTTTGACTATGAAAACGCCTGAGCAAATAGAACAGGAAATAATTGAGTTCTATTACGAAAATTTCAGCCCCAGAAAATATGTTTTTTGGGGACCCAGAACGCCGGTCACTCTGGATACGAGACTGCGTGAAGATTTGAAAATCGGTTGGGATGACGGCGATGATGCAATAAACACCTATCTGGAAACGTGGAACGTCGATCCAGGAGATATGGAGTTTACCCACTATTTTGCCCCAGAATTTCTAGGCTCTAAAATCCCTGACCCGCCCCTCAAGACCATTACAATACGGATGTTGGTTGAATCAGCCAAGGCTGGCCGATGGCTGTATTGACGCTTTCAGGCCAACATCTATAATTTGTACCAGAGGCAGTTATAGCCTCAACATATGCCTACCTGATAGACCCGGCACCGTGGCCGGGCTTTTTTTTGCCTGCAATACACTCATCTATACAACTTGATCGATTTAACCGATCGATACCAAAAAACCGATCTATACAACCAATTGTTATTTTGCATACAAACCGTGTAATCATTGACCACATACCAACTACAACAGCACCAGGGAATCCCCTCACTGCGCCCATGCCTGCACCGCATGGGCTTTTTATTAACGGCAGGAACAGCATGAATACCTTCATAAAAGCATTCGTTCGACTCGGCGCCGCTGTGTCTGCGCTTTCCCTTATCTCTGGGTTCACCCGCTGGCCCGAGGCCATGTTCATCTATAACTTCGTGATGTTAGCCATCTGGGTGCATGCAGAGTGGGACTGGCATCGAAAATGACTAATAGCCGGGAGATATCCCCCGGCGCCCATCACTAAACGACCACACCATACGTGTTTTTGAAGTAACGCTGAGAACGGCCGTATTGAACCTTCAGCTGATCCAAAGATAACACCCGGTCATAAATCAACACTTCAGCAACAGCCAGCCCTGTATTGGGACTTGAAGGCGGCACCGGCGGCAAGTTTGGATTGCGCCAGGTGATAATGCGATAGAAGCTTTCCGTATCCTTTTCCGTCACCGAACGTTCGGCCAGATTCGCGCCTTCGGCGAGTGTTGCCGGGATAATGTCAGCGCTGGCAGAAGGTACATATAAGCCGCCCTGGTTACCTGCGCCGTCAACAGTGACAGCAGTAAATACAAAGTTGTTACGGCTTGAAGTCGCCTCAGAAGGCCCTGCCGCCGTACCATACAGTTTTTCATTGTAGGCTTGACCGCCAATACTCAATGAACGCCGGCGAAGTGCGTCCACTGATACATCCGTAATGGCAATGCCTTCCCCGTTTGCCGAGGCCGACTGCACAATGTTCCCTACGGGGTAACCGAACGTATTCACATCAGCAGCCTGGCGGTACACCGCAATCAGGGTGCGCTGCAGTCCGTCCGGTACATCGGTAATAAAGCCGTTATCTTTATCGCCAGTCACAAAGAACGCGTTAAATACTGGCGTGCCGACAGCCTTTAACGTGTGTCCATTCCCAGACAGATCGGAGAAACCATCCCCAAAACGCCATCCAGCCATCAGGCCCGACACCGTGGCAAACGGCTCAAACAGCGGTGGTAATGTTGGGTTCTTAATTTCCATATCCAGATTGCGAATAATCGTTGTCATTTCGTTACCTTACTTAAAAAATTACGCACCAGTTGTGCAGTTTGCGCAAAACACCTGCGCTGTCTGTGTAGCTTTCGCCCGGTAAATCCCCTTCGCTATCGCGCAGGTTGCCGCGCGGCCCCGTCGTTCTGCCGTTCGTCAGCGGATCACCTGCCTTGCCCCATCCGTAAGTGACGATTTCGCTATCGCGCAGTGGCCGCGTTGTCGTGATGCGGACACGGTCGGGGCCAGCAATATCGACGGCCGTGATAATGTCTATGACGTCGAGCGAAACGCTGTCACGAATGTAGAACCCCATGTTTTCCGCCGGTGCCACCCAGTCCGTGTCGAAAACCAGCGGCGGAGCAGGCACGTTGAAATAGAGCATGGTGAAGATGCCCTGCCGGATTTCATCAATCACATCCAGGCGATGCATGCGCGTCACGCCCTCCAGCATGTCCCGTCGCTTTTTGTAAATCATGCGGCCCGTATACTGGGAGAACATGTAGTACGTTTCAGGCATACCGTGGATGTGGTCTGATGCGTAGTAATCACCGATGTAGCCGGGGTAAGCGATTTCCGTTTTACCCAGCATTGCAGCGTCACGCAGTGCCAGAGCGACAAGCGGGTCGCGGCGTCGGTACGCCCGGTGCGTGCTGAGCTGGTAGCTGATAAAAATGGGGTCAAACAGTTGGCCGGTGATCGCTTTTTTGTCTGCCAGCGAATCGGCGATGTACTGCAGGTAAATAGCGAGATAGTCAGCGCGCGACGTCTGATCGCGATAATCTGATTCGCCCTGCATCCACACAACTGCCAATTCTGCAAAAGTCCTTCCTTCTTCTGCAGCGAGGCGTAGGCTGTTGGTAACATGGGCGATCATGCGGCTATAGGCCGCAGTGCCCTTGATCAGGTTCTTGATTGGCTGACCGCCGGTGCCGGGCGCAGAACCGATATAGGCGCTGGCCTGATGGTCAAAGGGCAGCCCTGTTTCTGCCTGGATCATTTCCACCAGCTTATGCGTCGCGCCGGTAACAGGGGTTTCCGCCGCCGGCCAAGTTCCCTCTGCAGGCTGGTAGCGTTTTTCTACAAGTGGCACAAGCGTGTCTGTATCAGTCATGCCGCTGTTGTTGTTAGTGCTGAATCCCTTGTTCCCATAGCGCTGTTCTGTGCTGACCGGTTGTGGGTCATCGTTAGGGTTCGCTGCACCAAGAGACAACGACTGCCCCTCACTGCGCACCCCCATGTAGTCATACGGCCGGAACGGCACCGGTGGAATATCAGGCTTCGGGGGGGTAGAGCCAATCACGGGAATATCCAGATCGGTTTCATACCCTGGATCACAGGCATAAGGGACATAACCTTTATCGACAAACACAACGCCTGGTGGCCCCGGAATTTCAACAATCTCAACCCGGCCAATGATGACACCGCCCATTTTCGAACCGCCGATATACGGCACGTTCTTTTTATCTGTCTGCGCCCAATCATATTCATGATGGTTGCCAAGATTTTTAAACTGTACGCCGGTAATATTGACGTCACCATTTTCTGTATAGTTAATCGGTGACACACCGTTCGCAGCAAAAAAACCGCCCCCGACTAATACCCCCTCTGTGTCATAGACCTTTTTTTCAACGCCATACCCCTGCGTGCGCTTATCTACCTCACCACTCTGTGATAATGATTTGCTCGCAAAGTCAATGGCATTCTCAACATCACTGGCACCGGCTGCACTTGCAAACTCCAGTGCGGTGCCATTCAGGTTCATATAATATTTAAAACCTTTCCCTTCCCCCTGGCCGACGCGGAAGCTTTTCCCGAAAGGCGTACCGGCAAGGCCGGCAATCGTTCCATCAGGATCATCAGGGGTGATGTAATACGTGTTGGCGTCAGCAGTATTCTCCGCCCTTCCTGCGGCATCCTCAGCCCTTTCCGTCAATCCGTCCAAAACAGACTTGTCGGCAAAAAGTTTAAAACCGTCTACAAGACTGACGAGGTTACCGGAGCGATCAGAGACCAGCGACTTAATAAGTAATGACATTAATATTTTCTTGGTGCGCAACAAACCATCACTGTCGCTTTGAGAAATAACAAGAAGGTCATCAATTAACGAATTCTCTGCCGAAGGAAGTTCCGATATCTTCATTTCCTTATCGACACCGATGGGGTCACTGACCACCCTTTGCTTTAACCTGCTAACCATGCTGCAGACTCCCGTTATGTTTTATCAAAATAGCCAATACCATCATCTTTCTTTTTCCCCGACTTTTTCCCGCCCTTCCCTTTTGGCGGCTTGATATCCGTCGCCAGATTGAACGCGAACGACATTCCCTGAGAGGTAAGAGAAAACACCAACGATTCGATTAACCAGCTCCGATCCTCCACCGTGCCGAAGCCCTGGGTAATAACCCGGCTCTCTGCCGTCAGTGGAATATGTGCCGGCCGGCACGGCCCGCTGAGCGTCATGCGGCGCTCATTGCGGCTTACCTGCGTTTTTCTGGATTGCGCGCTGTGGTTGGCGGCGGTTTTGGTCGGCTGGGTGAATGGGTGGGATTGTGACGGGCCATCATGTTCGAGTGACTGCGTTTTCGTTCGCCCATCTTCCGGGTCAAAGTACGCGACACTGATTTTGCCCTTCTTCCCACCCTCACCTTTTTTACCGGGGCCAGTCGTTGCGCCGCGCTGCTGGCCATCGGTATAACTCCACTCCGACACCTCTTCCTTTAAAATCGTTACGCTGGCCAGCGGCTTCCCGCCGACGCTTAACGACTCCCCCTGCTGGAGAAACAGCCAATAGCCGCCGGACGGTTTGCTGATCGCATTAAAACGACTGGCAAGCCGGGTCATTAACGCGGCATCCGACTCATTGACCTGATCGAGGTGCCCGACCGCGATGTCTGCCAGTGCGCCGGCCACTTTGGGGATCAACCCGTTGTCACTGGCGACAGTCTTCACAATGTCGCCAAGATTCACGTCGTCCCAGCTGCGGCTTTTCTGGTTCAGCACGTCACCGGGCTGGCGCTGGGCGTTCATCGGCGCTGCCGTGGCATAAATAACGATTTTGCGCGGCGGGCCGCTGCTGGAAATACCGCTGACAACAAACCATCCCTTGTCCTGCAATACCCCGTTAAACCCCAGCCCTAGCCGCAGGCGAGCGCCCTTGTTAGGGAGCGCCATGGTTTCCGACAAAATGGTGATCTGCAGTTCGTCAGCCTTTGCCGTGGCGCCACCATTATCCGTCAGCCTGATTTCCACCAGGTTCTCACGCATCAGCGCAGTAATATCCCGCCCTTCCGCCGTGAGGCTGAACTCCGGCCGATATTCTTCTCTCTGCACGTTTTCCATATCAATCCCACAGTTGAACCGTTGACTCTGCAACCTGCGTTTCGATATCAGGCAGCGTAATGATTAAGCCGGAAGGGTATATCGCCCCCAGCGCGGCCAGTTCCCTGTTGGCATCCAGCACTTCCGTCAGCGTCTGAGGGAGATTTGCCAGACCGTAATGCCTGGCGCAGATGGCATCCAGCACATCGCCTTCATGGGTTATGTATGTCGTCGGCATAATGTTTTATCGTGATCGAGTAGGTTTTCTTTCGCGGAGAACCACCAGGCAGGAATGCCGGCGTGGTATCGGTAAAGTCCGTAATCACCCACCAGCCCAGCACATCCCCGGCGCCACTGACCAGCTGCTGGGGCTGCGCCTTGTCGGCGAGATCGTACAGTGCATCGATGGACGTGACCCCGTTGCGGAAAAAGGCGTGGGCCTCACCGTCCAATTTGACGCTGCGGGCTTCCTTGCCCGTGTACTGCAGCAGGTCCTGTTTGCCGATCCGCTCCTGCTCCTGCCAGCGCCAGCGCGCCTCCCGCGTCAGCTGGTTATAGGCTGCCGTATCGATGGAGAATTCAAAGTCGCCCAGCATCATCATGATTTTGGCATTTTCTGCCGGGCGCCCGTTCGGCGCGTTATAGCTGTACGCACCGGTTATCGTTCCAATGATGTCTATATCGCTCATCCGCTCCAGCCTCCCGGTGCGTCATACATCGCATTGTTCCCGTTGAATACGTCCAGCTTGCCGATCTGCGTTACCGCGTTATCGGCGATGCTCTTGGCATCCTGACCCGGCGCACCGTTGACGGTCATATAAATATTATTCCGGCGGTTATCGGTGACATTAGGAGGAGTTTTCTTATCAGTGAGGCCAACATTCGCCATCATTTCTGAGAACTTATTGATGACCGGATCACCTGACTCATTCCCAACGGTGTTTCTATACAAGGCATCAATACGCTTATCGAAAGCCTTACCGTCCTTAAACGTGCCGAAGAAACTCGTGCTTTCTGTATTCGCAGCTACGGCTTGTTTAGCCAGGTTCGGGTTAGCAGCAACCTGCTGATCAAACCACTCCCCCAACCCATAACGGTCAGCCGTCTGCCTGGCTATTTCCGTGGAGCCGTTATAAGCCAGCGAACGCAACACCTTTTTCTTATTGTCGGCCTCGTCCGGCACAAACTGCCCCAGCCACCTCGCAATGTTTACGGCCACCTTGCTGAAGGTGAGCAACCCATTGCCGAACTCAATCAGCGCAGGTATCCAGGAATTGCGGATCGTTGACGCAATCACCTCAATACCGCCGTTTTTGAACCAGTCAGACAGCTCATCGGCCAGTTTCGTGACCATCGGAGCCAGGTCGCCGCCCAGCTTGCCGGCGATCTGGTCAACAGCGCTGCTCCAGACCGTCCGCAAGTTGCTGAACGCGATGTTGCTGCGCATCGCCCCTTCCGCGCCGTCACGGGTCACCAGGTTGTATCGCTTCTGTTCGTTCATCAGGTCGCGATAACTTTTGCCGGTCAGGCGCATGTAGGTCAGGATTTTGTTGGCTTCACCGCCGAAGATGGAGTCCGCGTACCCTGCCGCCAGCTGTTCGTTATCCAGTTTCAGCAGGCGTTCAAAAATGCTCGACACCTGGTCTTCATTGCTTTTGCCGTACATATCGCCGGCCTTGAACCCCAGCAGCGGGAAGTTCTCTGCGATAGCGCCTTTCGTCGGGTCCTTCTTAAAATCTGAGACCTTATTGCGGTACTCTTCAAACAGGTCTCCGAAGTTCTCCCCGTTCAGCCCCATCTGCTTACCGAGGCTCTGCCAGGCATTGAACGTATCGATGTTCACACCGTAGCTTCGGGCAATGCCGTATGACTCGGCGGTTTCCGCATTAGAACGAACAGGAGACATAACCGCACCGATCCCCGCCCCGATTAACCCGCCAGCGGCAGCAATCCCCAACCCGGCGCCAAGCGTCCGGCCTGCCCGGCCTACAAGGCCGCGTCCCATAGCACCCGCCCTGCGAAAACGTTCAGCGCGCTGCAGGCTGCGGTTCAGCGATTCCTGCTCCTGCTCCGTCCGTTTGATAGAGCGCGTCACAGTGTCGTAATCGCGCTTCAGGGCGCTGACATCCTTGCCCGCCAGCTTGGTTTGCTTCATCCGATCCGCCAGCGCCTTTTGCTGCTTGGCGAGGTGTTCAGATTGTTTCTCGACGGCTTTCAGCCCTTTGTTAAGCCCGTCCGTCGAGCGGCCCCAGCTGCCGTCGATGTTGCCGCCAAACGTTATGACGGCTTTCAGTTTTTGACTTATGCTGCTCATTTACTCACCCGCTCATATTCGTCTTTAACAAAGTCGTAAAAGGCGGAAAACGGCATGGAGAGCCAGTCCCCCATGCTGTAATTCAGGGTGCGGCCAACCAGCCTCAATGCTTGTCGGATGTCGCCTTCTGACGCTCCCCAGGAGGCAGCAAAAAATTGTTCCAGGCCGCCTCAAGCTGGTAATAGTCAGCCGCAGTCAGTTGATAGACGTCCTCAACATTCATGCCGCACAGATCGGCCAGCATGCCAATTTCCTTTTCTGCATCGCTCCCCGGACGTTTGACATACTCGATGCGGTCACGCACCAGCGGTTCGCGCATCGTGACTTTTTCAAGCTTGCTGCCATCGGCCAGCGTCAGCGGGGAGTACAGTTTGATTTCTACGTTGCTGCCTGGGTAATTCATGGTATTGCTCCAATAAAAAAGCGGCACAAAGGCCGCTTAATGGTTGTTGAGTGGGGATTAGATGCGGATTTTGCTGCGCAGGCCGCCCAGCTGATCCACGCCGTTCACACGGCGGATAAAACGCTCGGTGTCGATTTCAAACAGCTCCATACCGTCGCGCGTCTGCTTGTAATAGCTCATCGCAATCTCAACCGTGATCGCCGTTTCCCCCATGTTTTCATTGCCCCGCGCATCCGGCGTGACCTTTGAGACGAACCCTTCAATCTCTTCGATCGTGCCGACCGCCCGGCCGTTGCTCAGGTAGCCCTGATACGCCATAAAACGCGGACGCTGACCGGAAATAAAACCAAAGCGGCTCAGCACGTCGGTATCAATGCCCCAGAACTTGATAGAGCACGTCAGCGCCTCCATGCCATCATCCAACGGGGTCGGTGCATCCTGGGCGCCGGTGCGCAGTTGCGAGGTGACGATGGACAGCTCCGGCGGCGTAAACTCATGTGCACCGGTAACACGGAAGCCGCCGGCAAAAATGGTCCATGCCCTTAATGTATGTAGTGCGCTCATTGTGCGGTCATCTCCTCAACGGCGTAGTCATTATTGATGCGCACACGCATGGTGATGCGCTCGGTCGGCGACTTCGGCCCGAAGTCATAGTTGATATACAGCACACCAGCGGCCAGGGATTCCGCCGTGTTCAGTTCTTCGTCCAGCCACGCAGTACCGCCAAAGATGGCACCCAGGCCAACAAGCTGGCGCAGGTATGCGTTCACCGTGCCGAGAATGTCATCAGCCGTCTCTTTATCAAGCGGCCGGTCGTTATAAATCATGACCGTGTTCTGGATACTGTCTTCGATAACGTCTGCAGTGCGGCGGACCGACTCGAAACGCCACTGGGGTGATCGATGCACAGGCGGTTGCCCCAATGCTTGTACCCCGTGCGGCGGATGATGGTGCTGACGTTCTGCATGTTCAGCAGGTTCGCTTCACAGTTCGGATCGCCGAGAATAAACTCGTCAACCTGCTCAAGGCCAAGAATGCTGTTGATGTCCTGATTGGACTTGCTCCACCACCAGCCTTTCTCCAGATCGATGCGCGCCCGCAGGCCAGCTGCAAAGGCGGAATACGGCCGGAACTCCAGCTCGCCGCTGGCATTCACTTTTTGCACCCGAGGCCGCAGCAGTTCGACGCGACCACCGTACATCTGCCGGCGCTGCACTACTTCCGGCAACGTTGCCATCGAGGCGCAGTCCAAATAAGCCACGGCGCGGAGTTTTTCGGCTGCCGTTTCCAGCCCTTTGCCGATACCGTCATCTTCACTGAACCCCGGCGCAATCAAGATGCGAGGGCGATAACCGTTGACCGATTCACTGGATGACCAGGCGTTGATCCCCGCCAGGATATTCGCGCGGATATCGATATTGAAAATCTGATCAGACAGCAGGCGCTGTTCATCCTCGGCGGTGATCGGCTCTTTTTCTTCGGTGGAGACGGTGACCGGCTGTTCATTATCTTCAACGCGCACAATGACGATCAGCGCGTTGGTCTGGTCGGCAATCTCCTGCACGGCCGGCGGGATAGTTCCTGCACTACCCAGCGCCCGCATCTGCGTACCTCCGACGACGGCTACCGGTGTGTTGAGGGGAAAGGGTTCATCCTGTCCGCCGGACAGCACCACGCTAAACGGGCTGACCTTGCCGGTGTCGGCGCCCGGTAATACGGTGACCAAGCTGTCAGTCAGTGCCAGAACAGCGTCGGACACCTCTTGCGCGGTGGCGGTGAGTTTGCCGTCGGCATCGCTGGCCAGCAGAATGTCCAGCACGCCTCGCGCATAGGTAGCACTGGTTTTTCCGCCGGCCGGCGCCGCAGCAGCGGTAACGCGGAGCTGGTTACCTGCCCGCCCCGGCTGCGAGGCCGCAAACGTCAGTTCATTATCCAGCAGCGCAGTCCCGGTGACAGCCTGCGCCTTGGTTCCCGGTGATGCATCCGGGGCCGTACCGACCAGGCCGATAACCGCAGTCTGGATCGTGGTAACGGCAACCGTCCCGCTTGTCAGTTCAATTGTTTCTACGCCGTGCAATTCGGCCATAGTATCCTCCAGGCATAAAAAAACCCGCTCGATGGCGGGTCATTGTTTAATTGGGGTTGGTCGGGTTGGCCAGGAGATATCCGGCGCCTGATTAACATCGATGCGGCTTAGCGCCAACCGGTATTTTTTCCACTCTGTCAGTGATTCCTGCTCAGCGTCTGTCGCGTCGCCGAACTCTACCGCGTCCTGTAGCGGTGCAATGGCTTCAGCGGCTTCAGCGCTACGTTGCGCCAGTTCATTCTTTGCAATTTGAAGCTGCTCGCTCTGCGCCTTGGCTTCGTCCGTTACCCATTTCTCACCGTCCCACGTGTCATACGGTGTGTTCGGCGGCGTAAACGTACAACCGTCAGGCAAAGGGCCGACCTCAAACATGATGTGTTTATTCGCCTGCGCATCCCAGTACGGTGAGCCTCGGTAATCATTAACATATTGCCATTGCCCATCATTCCAGACGCCAGCCTGGCCGGTTTTCGGCGCGCACTTCGTTGTCGTGCAGTTGGCTGGTAGCCCTGTGTGTGGCGCGACATAAAAATTCAGGGTGCCAGTAAAAACGTTATTTTCATCGAAATTGTAAATCCACATCCAGCGCGGCTGGGCAGAAAACTCAAAGTCTGTGCTCATTATGCAAGCCTCACGATATAGTTAAATGCAATGTTTTTGACGGTGGTTTCCGGGTTGCCGTCCGGGTTTATGCGGCCGCCGTGGCTGTGCCAACCTATCGGAACATCGTGCGTATGAGAAGGCAGCGGTTCAATCAAGCCAAAGTCAGCGAAGCCTCTTTCCTGGTCGATGCTGTGGCGTGAACTTTCGCCGCCGTCCAGAGAGGTGTTAGAGCGGTATGAGCGTAATTTCAACTGATAAGCGCCGCCCGGCGTAGTCTGCCTGGTGCCCAGGTCAGTGCCGTCAATCTCCAGTCCATGTCCGTGATATTTGTTGCCGTCGGCCTCAAAGGTCAGCAGCTCGCGACCGTCCGGTTTGCCCTTAATCGTATTACCGCGCATATCCGGCAGCACGCCGGACGGATAGGCTTGCGCAAGGCGCGGGTAAATGGCCTTATCAAATCCCTGGCCTAACAGGAATGCATAACCGGGGGCGGTGAGCTTAACGGCCAGGAGATTGGCGCCCCTACTGGCATCAACGGGGCTGAACCGACATAAACGTCATCACTGAACGTCAACGATCCAATTTGTGCCGTTTTGGCAATGGATAGCGTGTTTGCGCCAAGTGCTCCACCGATACTCACTTCGCCATCGACAGCAATATTATTTTGGACATGTAATTTTCCGGACATAACGTCACCGGATTTTTTCACATATCGCTTATCTGCCTCTGAAATGGTTAACGCGGAGACATTGGGATCGACCTCAATCACCACACTCTCAGCATGCGTCAGCGTCATCACGAAGTTAATGATGATCTCTTTCATCACCGGCGCACCGTCCGCCGGCAATACCGTGTCCGGGTAATCGCCGTACGCCACCAGCACACCGTCAGCACTGAGCAGCCCCACTTCTCGCAGAACTTTGCCGGGATACTTCCTCGCTTCGATAACGGTCTGACCGCTAATCATTCCTTCCGTTGATGCCCCACCGGTAAAGGGGGCATCGCCGAACTTGTTCACCAATGCCGTCGCGCCGGGATTCGGGGTTATTGGTTTACCGCCACCGTCACCAAACGCCGCCAGCGTAATTTTTACGACGGTTCCCGCCTGGTAAGCGGCCTCGATCGCCGCCGCGCCGGCAGTCGTCAGAATAAGACCACTCATTAAGTTAACTCCCGTAACTGGTTATCTCGGACGTCACCATGTAGGAGGCCGAGTATGCGGTGCCTTGTGTGGCATTTTGAAAGGACATGTCGAACCACGAACGCAGGTTTTTACTGCGCATCACCGCGTTCTTAAAATCCTGAATATGCTGCTCGTTCACCGGGTTCCCGGCTTGCTCAACCACCAGCGAAAACGTGTACGGCTCCCCGCGCGGCGTCTGTTCAAACCACTCGGTTAACTGGTAGGTGAAGGGCAGACCTTCCAGCGCCGTCTCTATCGCACCACGCGTCCCCCGGTGCCGGTGAATATAGGTAGCGCTCCGTATGGCTGCGCGCTTTTGTTCCTCGCTCCACTCAGGCAACCAGGTATCTACGCTGTATTCCCATGCCAGCCATGGGAGCAGCTCCGCCGGGCACGTGTCGGGGTTCTTTACGGCGCGGATGAGGTCGGGGATCGACAGCACCTCTGTCGTGGTTGCCTCTTCCAGCGCCCGTTCGGCGGGCAGCGCATTAGGCGGCAATAACGTTTTATGCATCGACATTGACGATCACCTTTTTCAGCGTGATTTCCGTGCAAAGCGGCGCCTGACCGATATCCATCAGCAGATCATCGACCGGCGAGGCCAGCTTAACAGTGACCACACCCGGCTGATGCAGCGCCCGGTCAATCCCCGAACGTGATACGCGGCTGCCGATCCGGTGTGTCTGTTCGAGGTAGGTTTCCAGCGCCCGCCGTGATGCACTCATCACCGTGTCGATATCCGGGCCGGAGGGGATGTAAATATCTGCCGTTACCACGAACTTCACCATTGCCGCCGGCTTCACGGTGACAAAGTCGGTCATGGGCCGGACGTCCTTCGCATTAACGGCCTGATTGACCTTTTCCAACACCTCCGCCGTGGGGATACCGTCGTTATCACGGGAAAGCACGTAAATATCAACCTCGCCGCGTCGGCCATGATCCAGCGGCCCATAGGCGCGAACATCCAGAATAGAGGGGTCTGCAGAGGCGGCAAAGAAGGTGTAGGCGTTCTCGGCGCCGGCGGTGCTGAGTCGTGACCAGGCCAACTGGATGCGCGTGCGGAACGCGTCATCATCTTCATAAACCGGCTCAACCGGCGGCACTGCATTCGGATCGCCCGGATTTATCAGCAGCCGCGCCACGTCAAAGTTTGCGCCAATCTGGTCAAGGTCTGCGCCTTTTGCGCTGGCCAGCAGCACGGCGCGGATGGAGTCATTCATCGCCACGCGTAACAGCGTGGAGTGATAGGCCAGAACTTCGCCCTGTTTGTACACCGGATCGGAAGGTAGCAGCGCATCATAGACCGGGTCCAGCCCGCGCAGACGGTTTAACCATCCTTCAAAAATCAGGCCGGCGTCCGGGACTTTCACCGCATCCGGCACCGGCAGCTCGGAAAGGTTAATTGTTGCTGAATTCGTCGCCATTAATGCTTATCTCCGTCAACGTGATCGGCTGGCTGCTCTCTATGTCCGTGCCAACGATGGTGAGGTCAAAATGACCGTGGGTAACAAACGCCACCTGCACCGATGACACACGAATGCGTGGCTCCCAGCGAGCCAGGGCGCCGGCCGTCGCCGCAATAATACGGACGCGGTTGCTTTCGTCCTGCGGGTTATCGACCAGATCAACCAGCTCGCTCCCGTAGTCACGGCGCAGCACACGCGAGCCGATCGGCGTGGTGAGTATGTCAATGACGGATTGCCGTAAATGCTCAGTGCCGGAGAGCCGCTTGCCGTTGCCGGCATTAACACCGTGCATGATTACCCCCATAATAAAAAACCCGCACAATCGCGGGTCACATCTTGCTGTTTGGCTCGCCTGTCGTGCCGCCGCTGTCTCCTGGGTGAGCGTGGTTGTTATAAACCTCCCTCACCCGATCCAGCGTGCTCTTGCCATCCGATATCTGGCCGCTGACGGACAAGTCCCCGTTAATGCCGGTGTTGGCATTGATCTGCGTGACACCCTGAACCGTCAGAGTGTCGGTGATCTCCACCGGGCCGCGCAGCGTCCCCTTACCCTCAATCTCATACGTGCCGCCTTCGGCAATAATGATTTTCAGGGCATGGGCATCGCGGTCATAACGGATTTGTGTGCCGTCACTGTATCGGGTGACATGCTCGCTCTCGCTCCCGTCCGGGACCGGCATTTTCCCCGTGTTCCAGCCGGGGAACACCCGGCCGTTATTCAGGTCGCCGGCTTCGCTGATGACGGTAACGGCATCCCCTACGGCAATCGGGTTAGAGTCAGCCCTGTTGGCGCTGGATGACGGCTGGCAGACCGGCAACCAGGTCGTGGTAATGTCGCCGATTTCTACCCGGCATTGCGGCTGCGGGCCGTGCTTCACCGACTGAACGACACCACGGCGGATCATGTTGGCCACGCGCCGGGCAAGGTCCCCCATATCCTGTGACATCATTCCTCCTTGCGCTTGTAGATAAGCCGGTAATCATTAATGTGCGCAGCACCAATTTCCGGCGCCGCACCCAGCCAGACTTCACGCAGCGGACCGGCAACCGATTCGAACGGGTCTTCCCCCATGGCCGCAGACTGGCTATACGTGATGCGCCAGACGATATAATCATCCATTGCAGGATCGAAGCTGTCCGGCCCCGCGCTGATAAACGCAGCCGGCTGCAGCCCTTCAAGCCCGAAGGTTTGTCCGTTGATCCACTGGCTGATATCCGCCGCCGCCGATCGGGCGAAAATTTGGGGTTTATCAATGGTGTTGCTGGCCTTGTCGATCACCACAAACAAATCACATTCAAACTCAACATTGAGCTGCCCGTCACTGCTTGGCGACTGTTCCCAGCCCATGATCGAAAAGAACACGGCCGGCGTGGTGAGCTGCGTTGCCTGTTCCGGGTAGTCGTCGGCATTGTTTACCCACGACAACGACCGCAGCGCTTCAATGACCGCGTCGTGATAGGTCGGCATTAAAATAGGCTTGGCCACTTACTTCCTCCAGCTGTTCACATTAACCCGCGCCTTTACCCTGCCCCGGATATCGGTTTCAAAGTGATGCAGAAATATTTCAACAACATCCGCAAACGCGTTGTCTTCGATGTAATCCAGCATCGGCGCATAAATATCGACTTCGGCTTCGCGGGTACGCCGCGTCGCCGGGTCGCGGATCAGCACCGTCCGGCGTCCTTCTCGTTTGCTCCGTCCGACCTCGCCATTCTCAAACGTTTTGGCTGACAACAGGTTGCCGCGCGGTTCAAAGCCCACGGAGTTTGCCCGCCGGCGCGACGGAGCATAACGCCCGGTTTTCGGGTCACGGCGGGTATGATGCGGACGCATACGTCCGTTAATACGCCCCTTCAGGTCCTTGACCTTGATTGCATTCAGACCGAACCACAAGCGCCCTTCATCCAGCAACGAGCCGCGAGAAACACGAAAGGAAAGCAGGCGCTTTCTCACCATTGCCATACTGCGCGGCGCCAGCCCATCCTTGATATCCGCCATGGCCCGTTTGCGCATGGTGGCGGCGGTTCGCTTCAATGCGCGGGAATACGCGGTCATGTACTGCTTGTGCGTTGCCCCGACGGCCAGGGCAATGTCACGCAGAACCATGGTGTCGATATCGATCGGGAGATCACGGCGTAACCGCGTAGTCCTGGCCATCGTTACTTACTCCATGTGTTAATGGGGTCCACCTCTTTCCCAGGGACGCCTCTGGCAAGCTTCACGCGCGTTCTGCCCGCTTCATCAGCACCAATATGCGTCACCCAATAGCTGGCCCCGCCGATCAACGCCTGGCATTTTTTTTCAAGTCCAACAATGTCAGCCGTATACACGCTGATAGCTGGCGCATGATCCTGAATTTCACCGCCGCCCTGCACCAGGGCCATATCATCCGGGCTTTCAAAAATTGCGACGACCGGACGGGCTTGCCCCTCAATGACTAAAACCACCGAGGGGTCTTCGGCGAAATAGCGGTCCACACGACGATCAGCACGCTGCATCCGTTCCGTGAACCGGTTCATTTAGAAACCCAGCCGCACCGGGGCTTCTTCCTGTCCGGCCTCGCCGGCGCTCCATGCCGAGCCGGCCAGTGGGAACGCTGCAGCAGCTTCTGCGCCGTCGGTAGCTTTTGCTGTCAGCGCGCCAGTGGCATCCAGGTAAACCTTGTCACCCACCGCCCAGGTTTCATCCGCTACCTTTGGCAGAACAAACACCCCGACGGTATGCAGCACGCCCCACGCCCCTGCGGGATATCGGCATGTGCAACACCGACAATGCCACCAACAGCCACCGGCTGACCGGACTCAATCAGTGTTGCCGACGTGTTCTCGTAATCCAGCGTGGTGCCATCCTGCTGTAAATTCTTTGCCATAATGATTTTCTCCAGAAAGTAAAATGGGTGGCGACGCCACCCACGGACATAAAAAAACCGCCGTTATCGGGCGGTTTATCAGGCTTTGCCGGTAGACTTCACCAGACCGCGCCAATCCATCGGCGCGACGCCGGCGTCAATGCGTACCTTGAATGCCGCACCGTCAATGGTGAAGCCCTGCTGCTGCTCCAGATACGGTGTATCAATGCCATCCAGATACGCCACTTCGATCGTGTCCTTGCCCTGTGCTGCCGTCAGATACCATGCTTCCGCGCTGTTATCATCCAGACGCGCTTCGGAGATAACTTCCACAAAGTTCTGGATCGGGTTGTTGATGCCGCTGTTGGCATCGGCGCCAGGCACGCTGGCAGAGCGGATCAGCTGATTGGCTTTCGACTCCAGCGCCACCGGCGTCAGCATATAAGCCGGACGAATGTTAAGCTTACGCTTGCCGTTGGTCTGCAGCAGCATCGCCTGGCGGGCCTTATCCAGTCCGTCAATAGTGAGAGGCTGGTTCACCAGGTTATTGTGATCCGCACTGAACAGGGCTTTCCCGTCGCTCATTTTCTGGTTGCTGGTCAGCACCGCCCAGACCAGCTCACCGACGGTGTAACGCGCAGCGCCGCCCATCATCGCAGGAATACGCGTCAACATGTCCATGTCATCGTTAATGATGGTCTGGCGGTCAATGCTGAACAGTTCGCCATAGGTTGCCAGGGCGATAGGCTCCCCTTTATCACCGACCGTAATGTATTTGTATTCCGCACCCGGCTTCACTTCACGCAACTTGTCCAGCGCGCCCAGGCCAACGCGGTGCGCGGTTTTAAAGTCGGTCAGCGTGCCTTTACGCGTCCAGCGGTCAAAGGTTTCATTCGCCTCTTCCCACCCTAACAGCGCAGATTTATGGGCCACATCCATCAGGATGTTGCCAAAGTCGGAACTTGAATGGGTGAATGCCAGACCGACCACACCCTGACCAGACATGCCGGCAACACCAATGCCGCGATCAGCCAGCGAGGCGCGCGCCAGTTCACGCAGCGTCATCCCCTGATATGGGTTGTCTTTTTCCGCCTGCGCATGACCGGCACGGCTCATTACCGAGGCGCGGACCGAATCACCGACCAGGTTACCGTTGCCGGCATGGATATGCGCGGCACTGGCGCCAATGCTCGGCGTGGTGCCTTCCGCCAGCTTAGCCAGCAGACGATCTTTCGCCATGTTCGCATCGCAGCTCATGTCGTTGATGCACTCGGTGCGCAGCGCGGCCAACTGAGGAAAACCGTCAAAGACAGCACTCACATCCGTGATGCGTGCGGTGTTGTTGGCCTGCAGCGTCTGCTGCAGCTGCGCCGCCAGCGCCGCCACATCGATTTGTGGAGCCTGTGCGACCGGCGTGGATGGAGCAGGCGCCGGCTGAGAGACCGGAGCCGGGTTCTGTGAATTTTGCGCGTTAGGTGCCGAGGTCTGCGCACGTGCGCCGAAGAGGTGATTAGCTGCTTGTGGCATATTGTGATAATCCTTCAGTTTGTTTTGATTGAGCGATGCGGCTGCATCGAGTGGTTCTTCCAGCACATCAGCGAAGCCTTTAGCAACCGCCTCCGCACCATCCATCCAGGTTTCGGCCTTCAGTAATGCCGCGATTTCTTCCCGCGACAGACCGGTTTTCGACATATACGCCGCCAGCATCATCTCCTCGTTACGATCGAGGAAATTGGCATAATCGCGCATTTCGTCAGAATCCCCGGCCATGCCGCCCCACGGTTTGTGTATCATGATCCAGGCATTGGAGGGCATATGTACCGTGGCATTCGGCAGGCAGGCGATAACCGAAGCCATACTCGCCGCCAGGCCGTCGATATAGATATCGACCTGCCCGGTCAGCCGCTGCAGCGTGTTGTAAATGGCGAACCCGTGCATCACATCCCCGCCGGGGCTGTGGATGTGCAGCTCAACGTTTGTGGCCTCGAACACGCCGGCGTCGCGGCAGTCGTTAATAAATGATTGCGCCGAAATACCCCAGCGGCCGATCTCTTCATAGAGATAGATTTCTACCTGCCCCGGACGGCCCAGCGCGGCACGGATTTCATACCAGGTTTCGGTATTCACCGCGTCGATACCGCTAAGACTTGCTTTCGGGGTCATCCACCCCGGATTTTTTTGTTTCATTCGCTTTCGCTCCTGAGTCGTTGGCTGCGTCAGAGTCCAGCACCAGACCGTGATCGCGGTTAAATTCAACTTCACGTACACGCTGGCGTTTAATCTCCTGCGGTGACTTGCCGCGCGCGCGTACCCATTCGGCCTCGGTGCCAGCCCCACCGCGCACGATGGTTTTCCACGATTCAGCCTCTTTCACCGGATCAATCCACGGCATTACCGGCCCCAGATAGAGCGCGTTGTACAGCGAGGACATATCCACATCATCGGGAAGGCGGATTTTCGACAGACGCAACATATCTACCCAGGCACGGTAAACCGGGCGGCTGTATTGACCGACAAACCAGTTCTGCAGGACGTTGTAGCCCTCGAACCCTTCCACCAGCTCCTGGCGCTGGCTGGAATAACTGCCGTTATAGTCACGGGAAATACTGGAGTAACCGCTGCGCGTACCGCCGGCAACGGCGCGGAGCTGACCGTTACGGTATTCAGACAGGTGCACATTGGGCCGGTTTGACTCAACCATCCCCAAATCCTCACCGGGGCGCAGTTCGTCGAAGATCATGCCCGGCGCAATGTCAAAGTTACGCGCCGTGCCTGGCTCCGAAAACTCCCCATCGTCGCCTGCCGCACCATCGCCACGCTTGATATAGAAGCTCAGCGCCGCAGCGATACGCGCCGCAACACGTTCCGACTCTTCGTAATCCTTGATATCAGCCAGGCGGGTAATCACGCCGTGTAGCAGACTGATCCCGCGCAGCTGGTGCAGCCGCTTGCGCATTGCCAGGTGCAACATGTTTTCAGCCGGCACCCGCTTGGTCGCCGTAGACATACGCAGCGTGCTGGCTGGATGTGCCTTATACACGTTGTAAGCCACCGGCCGGCCCCAGGCATTAACCTCAATGCCCTGCTGAACATTCCCGCTGCCAAGGCTTCCCAAGTTCATCGGTACAAAGTCCGCCTCCAGACATTCCAGCGACAGCTGGATGCTTGTGGCATGCTTCAGCCCTGATACCGGCCCCCGCACCAGTTGCGAGAACACTTCGCCGTCACGCAATGCTGAGCGCAGGATTAGCCGTTCAACCTCGGCGCGCGTAAACATGCCGGTGACTTCTGGCCGGACGGACCATTCGGACCAGTGCTTAGCCAACAGCTCCGCGCATTCCTCATGCAGCGTGCCATCCTTCCGTAACGGCTGCGGCTCGACCTGAATACCCTGCGCCCCGACGACTCGTTCTTCCAGTTTGTCGAGGATGCCGATCACAATGTCGTGGTTTTCGTCCAGCCAGCGCGCCTGCTCACGCAACGACACACCGGCCGCGAATACGGCCGAATCAGCAGAACGCCCCTCGCGCTTGGCTTTTTGCAGTCGTGACACGTTGGCCGCTTCATACGCCCGCAGCTGATAACGATTTTTGGCGCGAGACAAGGCCCACCCTGGCGCCACAACGCCGAGTGTCTTTTCTATAAATCCCATGGGTTACCTACACGAAGTTAGCGAGCTTATACCCACCGCCACGACAGGACGCCTTTCGTAGCCGCCCTTCCCAATATTCCAGCTCTGCACGCATCGCCGCCGGATCGTGGTTTGTGATGGTGCGGCCGTTGACGCCGGTAAAGGACACGGATTTACCGTCGAGCGAGTCCGTGTAGAACCCCCTGACACGCACCACCATGTCCCGGATTTCCTGTTTCGTCATAACCAGCCTCCTCCCCCCGTACCGCCACCGTTCATCCATCCGCTAGAGGTATGCTGAGGCGCAGCCTGTTTCGGTTCCGCCTTGGTTTTTTTCTTCGTCAACACGACCTCCCTTGATGAGTTCTCGTTGAAAATATTGGGGTTCGTATCTTGTGATTCAGCCCAGGCTGGCGGCTCATCCCACTTGATACGCTCGTAACGGCGCAACATCACGACGGCATGCACATAGCAAAACAGGTCAAAGGCTTCGTTATTGCCCTTCCCTGGCTTACGCCACTTGCCATCTGATCCACGCTCTTCGTAGGTCAGTTCGTCAAAAAACCATTCCCCCAACCAATTCGGGAAGTGAATATACCCAGCGCCTGGCGCTTCACGAATCAGCGCGTTACTGAGCTGGTCTTTCAGCGTGTCGGTCTGCAACAGGTAGACAGGGACGTCTCCGCGCGCAGCTGCGCGGCGGTCGCTTCGGTCTGTGTTGTCCGGGTGGATTTTTGTAATGGTTTTCTGACGCCGGGTGCTGTCCCCTTTGATGAGATACACCCGCTTATGCACGCCATCGCGGCGGCACTGACGCCAGAATTTATACGCGTTGTCGGTCACGCCATCTTCGCCGCCGCTGTCTACGGCCATGGCGAGGATTGGCATACGCTTGTCCTGATTGCTTTGCAGCCGGTACGTTTTATCGAGCACGTCAGTGATCAGCAAGTTCCAGTCCTCCGGGTATGCCCCCGGATGGATCGGCAACGCTTCACCCGTATCAGGATCACACCGCATCGACTGCTTGATGTTGTACCGGTCCACCAGCCACCGCTCGCCGTTTTCGCCATAGCCGACAATCTGGACCACAAAGCGGCGATTCTTGCCGCCCTGCACATCAACCGCCGCGATCAGGAATCTGACCTTTGGTGGCACCAGGCGTTTACCGTAATCCTCCACGCGCGCCAGCAGTTCGTCACTGCGGCGCTGTTCAGAGGCAGAACGCGGCAAATACGGCCGGCCCCAGTCGGTATTGATGACCGCCTTGAGCGTTTCCTCTGATCCCGTTGTTTCGTAATCCTGCTCAGCGGTCAGCAGCTTGTAGACGAGCTGTGACCAGGTCTGATATGCCGCCGCCGGCCCCTCCATCCAGAATGACGCAATACGGGAGCGGCGCGGATCGCCTGTCCGGTTGCCTTCGGCGTCAATCGACTCCCCTTCACGCAACCACACACCAGACTGGTTCAAGGTGCGTTTCATATCTGCCGTTATCGTGCCGCTGCAGTGAGGGCAACACATATGCGCAGATTCGCTGGCCTTGACCGGATCAGGGATTTCCCTGTATCCGGTCATCACTTCCATGATCGGCTGGAAATATTCGCCGCAGTGCGGACACTGCCAATACCATTTGCGGCGATCGCCGCGGTTGAACAAGGAAAGGATGCCGGTGGTTGGCGGGGCCTCATGCTCTGAGCGGCGGCGCCATTTTGAATCCAGAATATCGCGACCTGGTGAACTCTCTACCAGCGTCATGCCGGCACTCATAAACGTTGTGGTACGTTTTGACGCCAGCGTGAACCCGTCGCCCTCGCCGTCGATATCTTCCGGCATGCGGTCATAATCTGTCAGCGCGGTGCATTTGTAGTCCGACGAGGACATGATATTGACCGATGGCCAGCCAAGCTTCAGATAGTTCCCCGCCAGAAAGGTCCGGTCGTGAACGTTGTTATCATTGCGCCGGGGGCTGAGACGCTCAGCCACGTCTGGACTCACGCGGAACGTGCGCGCCAGGCGCTTTTTGGAGTGTTCCCGCGCTTTCTCTTCCGAAATTTGTACGACCAGCATATCGGAGGGATCGCACACGATGTTGTAAACAATCCAGCCATCAATCAGGCCGATCGTTTTACCCGTACGCGCCGGGCCAACAAACACCACCGCGTCGTATTCACGTGACGCCAGGCAGTTCATCGGCTCAATCACATACGGCGCCACGCTCGGGTCCCACTTAACAGAGTTGCCCGCGCCCATAGGCACCCGCATAAACTTTTCAACAGCTTCGGCAACCGGCATGCGGCGCGGAGCCTGAATAATACCGGCCATATTCCGCCGGGTTTCTGCGGCTGATGCCTGTGCGACCATTACTCCTCCTCGGGCATTTCCTCCTCAATCTCTGTATCAGCGTTCATAACCTTCAGCGCTATCTGATCGCGCAGGTCATCGATAATAGACTGCACACGAGAAACGGCAGACGGCGGCAGCGCGCAATCACGCTCCAAGATATCCGGTAATGTTTCCAGCACCTGAACCATCGCCTTTGCCATCGCAGAGAATTCACGGGCAACGTCTTCTGCAGGGATCAGTTCATTGGTTTCCTGTTCAAACTTGAGCCGCTCGCGTTCCGACTGGAACCAGGCTTTTCGGTCAGGCGGTAGCATTTCGTCAACGTCAGCCACCGGCGCAGACTTCACCAGTTCAGCCAGCACATCCGGCAGCGTGTAAAGCTTCAGCTTGGCATTACTGCCGGGGGCAGGTTCGACGTTTTTCAGGCGTGCAGCGATGGTTTGCCGATGTGATCCCGTAATTGCCGCCAGCTGATTCAGGTTCAGCCTGACGTTCTCCAATTCTTTATCCATGATGATGAACACTTTTTATACGATTCGACATCTTGAAAAAATAATTTCAAGTGAAAACAATTACGTGAGCACATGATGATGATGTCAATAAAATGCAAAAAACTAGCCGTTTCCCGCGTGTCGCCGCCCCCTCGGTGTTCAAAATCGCGAAAGGGACCCGCGAAAATGGGAATCATTATCGGCATCTGATGGTTTTTTTTACTGGAATGAATTGATATCGGTTGACACCAACAAAAAACCCACCGAGTGGCGGGCTTATGGCTGCACAATTAACGACCAGGAAAATCATCTAAATTGAATTTAAATTGCTTCCTACCTGCGCGATAAAATTCAGCTTCAATAATAACCGTTTTATGATTTTTAAGGTTATTTATAAACTCTTCGGAATCTGAGAACAAGATGGCATCAGCACGACCGGCACTAGCCTCTTCCATCGGGAATGATTGTATTTCTCCATTATCGAACTTAACTGAGATATGACAATCATTATAAGGATTACATTGAAACTGCCCTTTATCGATAAACAGCATTGCTCTGATGATAGGAAGGTTGTCAGGCTTTTCCCCTTCCCCTAACTTGGTGTTTGCTGAGGCAACCATGATCCCAAGATGTGACCCACCATTGTATGGAAACTCAAAATTAACCAAATTGTCAGAAGTTGCATAAGCCAGCTTTTGAGAAGTCCCGCGCATATCATCGTTTTGGTGCGACACCTTCCAAGACGACGCGAACGCAGAACAAGACGCGATCATGGATAAAAGTAAAATGCCATGCTTAAAATTCATGTAGCCCGTCCCTTTAGATAGCCAAATAATCAGAATATGGTAACAAAGGCTATCGACATGGCAATCTAAAAAGCTTTATCTACGGTTATCGTGCATTATCGATGGCGCTCAGTGAGTGCCATCTGTAATGCCTATTTTGTTACCGGTGATGGCGGTGTAGGTGGTGGCGGTGGCCGAACCACTTTATCCCCCGGATTGTATGGTGGCGGAGTTGGAGCCTTTCTTCCCATCATTTCTCTCCGAATCAAGCTGGCGTATCGAACGCAGCTGATTGTTCGCCTTGTCTATCGCCGACAACAGCGGGTCAATCCACAATACCGCCTGGCAATATGTCAGGGTGCCGGAGGCAGTGGAGCCAGCACCGGTTGCGTCAGCGTCGTTGGTATCGCCTGACACTGCGCCGGCACGTAGACGGTGCGTGTAGTCGAGCAACCGGCCAGCAATAGCAACGGGAACAGCCAGATCACACGTCGGCTGATTTTTGAGGATCGTCCGGTATTCAATCTCTTTCTCCTGGGTGGCGGCGTCGGCGCTGATGCCGTACTGGTAAGCGGTGGCGTTTATCGCGTTTGCGCGCTGAAAATTCAGAGCCTGGCTGGCGATAATGTCTGCCTGCTGCCCTATCGTTTCCTGCTGCTTCTTACTGTGCTGTTCGGCCAATCGCAAGTCTTTACGCAGCCCCCAATTACTGAGCGCAAGATAGGTAAGCAGGGCCAACACGATAGAAGCCACCAGCGCTTTACCGTGCGACAGTGGGAACCAGCTCATGCCAGCGCCCTCATGGCTCGCTCATAAAGCTCCTGCCGTTCTGCTAGTCCGTTTCTCCCGCCATTCACCACCAGCGTGCATCGTTCGACGTCATCAGAATAGCGACCGCAGTTGTTGGCATTCCAAAACCATCCTGCCGAGCGCATAGCGTTTAAATCCTCTTCCAACAACTCAGGGGTGGCAACCAGGTCAAGTTTCAAAGCCGCGCCGCATTCCCGGTAGTTATTCAGACCGGTAATCTGGATTAACCCACGGCCCCGGTATTTCCAGCCATCACCAGCATCTCGGTTACCCATTCGCCCGCCATAAACTAAATTTGCGATAGCTTCTTGCTGTGCCGGCTGCTGAATTGTGCGGCCCAGTGCCGTGCATTGTTGGTGACTAAGGCGGCGTGAGCGGGATAACGGCCCAAACGTGCGCATTAGCGCATCAACTTTGTAGTTGAATGACTCGACGACAGCTTTAAACCCGCGTGATTCGTGACCTACTTGCGCGATGAACATCGCTTGCTCAGCAGCAGACTGAATGCCAAATTCAGTAAACGTTGCGATCAGGTGTGGATACCAGCGTGCAGCTAAGCCGGCGCTAATACCAGCCGCCCGTTGAAATTCGATTTGTGTCATTGTGGCCTCAGAACTCGGAAAAGTTTTGCGACGTTTCCCTTAGCACGGAACACCGCAATGCAGATGATTAGATTGATGGATATCACTGCCCAATGTGTCTCGATGTAGAAGTGATATAAGAAACGGATAGGCACGGATGCATAAGCAACAATGAGCGCATATGCCAGCCAGGAAGCCCACCAGCGATGAGCTGCACCGTTTCGACGATAAAACATCAATCGCACGACAATCGCAGCACACAGGCCGACATTCAGAACTACCAGTGGGTCATTTGCCATTTGTCCCCCTCTGAACCTCGATAGGAACGATCCTGGATTTTCCATCTGTTTGTTGATGAACGTCATCACGTTGACCGCCACAACAGACAAGATAACGGCGCCGAGTGCATTAAGCGGCCGGTCACTGTAGTTGAGCCATTGAGCAAGCTTCGCACCAACGACGTCAGAGCCAATCACCCCAGTCAGGAACGAAAAAATGAAATACCCGGCTTTTTTATGAAACGGTAAATCAGTCGCCGTAGTCACGTAGAAAACGGCGCCAGAAAAAGCCCCGAACGCTACCCCGTAATCACCGGTAATAAAGCCCACGACACCTGCGCCTGTAAGCGCTTTTCCTACAAATGATGCAGTTGCTGGATCGGCAGCCATTGTGTCTCCTTATTGCTGTTTGCTGTCCTCACCATGTCGAGGGCATAAAAAACCCCGGCGGTTAGCCAGGGCGTGTGGTTTCGGGATGTATCTCCCTTTCAGTCTGTTTGAACCGCTCTTCTTCAAGCTCTACGCCCAGGCCGATACGCCCCAGCTTTATCGCAGCCTTTATGGTTGCGCCAGAACCCATGAAGAAATCGGCCACCACGTCACCGGGGCGGCTACTGGCACTGATGATGTGCTCCATCATTTCTGCGGGCTTTTCACATGGATGCTTGCCAGGATAAAACGCTACCGGTGGGTAGTGCCAAACGTCGGTGTACGGAACCGCTGCCGTTACAGTGAAGGGACGGCGAAGCGACTTGTATTCCTGGCACAACGCCAGATATTCGCGGTTCAGTGTCCGGTATTCCCGCACCAGCTCATGATGGGGGCGATTCAATCCACCAGCCTGATGCCGCTCTTTTGCGATACGGTCAAATAAAGCCTGGAGCGCCTGATACTGCTTTTCGCTCGGCAACTGCCATTGGCTCTCTGAGAACCAGTGGCTGCACATCTGCGTTTTCGTCGCTGCGTTGATTTCCTTCGCTGACACGCCGAGGGATTGCCGGGCCGTTCTGAAATAATCAATCAGCGGCTTAAAGACGTTGTGCTTCAGCTCTCCACACTTCGCAGCGAAGCCGTCTACCTTCGGTTGTAGTGGGCCAGCGTAGTGACCGGCGAAAATGATCCGCTCAGTCGATGGGAAGTATGACCGCAGGCTTTCTTTGTTCATCCGCTTCCACGGACCGGCAGGCTTCGCCCAAATGATGTGGCTCAATACGTCGAAACGCTGGCGCACCAGCAGCTCAGTATCGGGTGCCAAGCGGCTACCGCAGAACATATAAAGACTACCGTTCGGCTTTAGCACCCGGTAGAACTCCACCAGCAACGAATCCAGCCAGGCGAGATACTCGGCCTCGCTCTTCCACTGGTTATCCCAGCCGCAGGATTTAACCCGGTAATACGGCGGGTCAGTCGCGATCAGGTCGATGGAGTTATCCGGCAAAGTTTTGATAAACGCTGTTGTGTCAGCGTTGATAAGACGTGTGTTTGAAATCATAAGCGCCCTTAGTTGATACGCTCGTCCTGCTGTTAGCAGCACGGGCAAAGGTTCGCTTGTGACCTTCTACATGAGCGTTCTCGCGATAGGGTGTTGCTCCACTTTATCGCGGCCCACCTCACAAACATTATTCCTGCAATGAGAAGCACCACCCACCAAATTCACCACTACACACCCAGTGCCTAAGGCGTTGATTATTTAGATGGCGCTTCGCATTGCTAAGGCATAAAAAAACCCGCTCGGCGGCGGGTGATTTTTACTGTCGCTTGATGGTACAGCTTCGCGAAAGCATACATGAATTATACGTTTTCATTATCCGTTTTCAAGTATTTTTTCACTTTTTCTGCATTTTCGGCACAAATAGCCGCACGAATAGCAACGAACGCGGCATAATTAAATAACTCAATGCACCAGCGCACACGGTCCTCTGACTGGATGCGCGTCAGGTGCGGCGCGTGGTAGTGCCGCATATAGCGCCCCATGTCCGTAACCGTTTTGGTTGTCGTGTAGTAGTCCAGGCCGAGGATGTAAACCGGGTTATCCTTCTTGAACGCCTTCAGAATCACGGACTCCACAAACGTTGCGTCATCCGCTTCTTTCGCGTTAGCGATCATGTCTGCCAGACTTTCTGACGGCCAGATGATAGTTTTAGCCATCGCGATCAGTTCTTCGCCCTTATAGCCAGCCTTGCGCAGTTCGTTCAGAACACGCGTTATCTTCTGCGCCTGCTCGTCGTTCCATTCTTCGTGAATGATGCAGCCCCAGAAACTTCCACCGCCGCCGGTGAGGTGCCCTGCCGTGTTTCCACCCACACACTCACCCCAGACACTAAGCAGCGATTTAATCCAGCCGGACTGGACTTCGTTCAGACGTTTTAACTTGCCGAGATATGACTTACGCGGCGCTGCGGCAGCTGCTGACCACGCGTTATTTTTTAACTGTCTTTTCTGGTTAGGGGTCATGCTGCGTTCTCCTGCTTCAATGCTTTGCGTTTGGCTTTATATGTGTCGCGAATTTGCTCGTAGTCACTGCGGGTTAGCTTTCCAAGCTTCGGCGGTGGCCCCATCAGTCGGTCAAACCGCGCCTGACCTATTTTCGCTATCAGGTTAGGGCGGTATTCGCTCAAATTCGCTGACTTGAAGTTGTTACAAACTGAACACTGCTTATGGCAGTTGTCCTCATCAAACCGCAGCTCTGGATGACTCCCCACAGTGCGATAATGGCCGGCATGATATTGGCCGGTATGATGGCGACCACAGCTGATACACGGTTCAGCGGCGTCGCGTTCGCGGATGTACGCATTGAATTCGGTCTGCGCCTGGTTGATGAAATAACGCAACGGTTTAACGGCCAGCTTTCGAAGCTTCAGCTTGTCTTTGCGTTCCTTTTCTTCCTGGCGCCGTTTTGCCGCGCGCTGGTAGTCAATGGCGCAACGTGGGTCGCATACTTTCTGCAGGTATTTCACTGGCGTGAACGTTTTCCCGCACTGCGCGCACTCCTTCGGTTTGTAGACCTTTACTTTTTTGACTGGCTTCTTCACTTGGCGCCCTCCCGGCGGAATACCCACTCATAAACCTCTGCACCGTTTTGCAGCAGGTCGTTAAAATCGCCACGACTCGGCCAGCGGACGCACACCTCTTCCAGGTCGTTTTTCTTATGCAGATTCGCACTTGCGCACTCAAAGGCCGCTGCATGCCCTGCCCCGTTACTGTCCGCATCTGCGAAAATAATTAGCCGTTTAACACCGGCTGGAACGCGGAATTTCCGCATAAATGTCGTGTTGAGCGTCGCCCAGGTGTTGCAGTTCGTGATCTGGTGGCACGACAGCGCCGTCTCGATGCCCTCCGCTATGCCAAGCGTCGAAGCCACAGGAAACATGCGGATAGCGACAGAGTTGGCATGCTCTAAATACGTATCTTCCTGCAGCTTGCTCAGCTTCTTCTGTGCGCCACCAGCGACCGCTTTTTTATCCCCATCCAGGAGGGTTCTGTGCAGGTAACACAGTTCGCCTTTGTCATCCGTCGCCAGGGAGTAAATCGCCTGGTAAACCCCACCAGCGGCACGCTGATGATCGCAGTAGCGGATATGGTCATGTGGCAAACTGCTGATACCTCGGTTCTGCAGGTATTTGTTGGCCCCCGTTCCGCGCAGCGGCGGCAACGTTGCAAACTTCCTGCTGACTTTGTTGCGGGTAGCATCAACAGTGCTCATAGGGCGCATATAGTTGCCGTCCGGCGTATACTCGTTGCCGATCAGCTTGTCGATTTCCGGGGCCAGAACTTTAAACTCTTTCCCGGTGGCACCACTCAGTAGCGCCCAGCCATCACCGGCACTGCACACGCAGATATATGAGCCGGTGCCGTTCTTATCATCACTGCGGAACTTACCCTTTCTCCCGCACAGCGGGCACTCACCTTTGAAGTGGTTCTTACCCGTCACCGGAGGTAAGCCGTAAAACTTGAAAATCTCGGGCCAACGCCCAATGGCGGCTTGTCTGGTGTTCATGCTGCGTTCCTTTGTTCTTTCTGCTTCGCTTTGGCAAATGCGATGTTTTTGGACTTAATGAAATTGCTCACTTCTGGCGTCATCTCCTTTGGGGTTCTGTGCAACCCACGCGGCCAAACGCCAAACTTCTGCTTGTAGGTATGGGCGCACCAACCGTCGCTAACGGGTTTCCCCTGCAGGCTGCGGGTACGCTGGTAATAGAGGATTTGTGACCACCAGCTCTGTTTCATTTCTAGCGTTACCGTCACTTTGGCCTTTTTGATTTTTTTCAGGCCGCGAGACTTGTCCGTTTCCACATCTTCGCCGGCCAGGGGCTTAAAGCCGCATTTTGGGCAGATATAAATTCCGGCAGGCTTAACGTAATGGCAGCTCGGGCACTCTTTCGGCAGGCGCTCCTGTTCATCGGTTTTTTCATTGCGCTTCGCTGCGTCTTCCATGCCCGTTGAGCTGGACGGCAGGTAGTCGTATTCGATGTCGTCGGGATAACCCAACTTGTGAACCGAGCCGCTGTGATCGAAGATCAGGCAGTGGTCTTTCCCTGGTGCAGAGCGCAGGCCACGGCCCAAGGTTTGTAACCAGCGGATTTCTGATTTCGTCGGGCGGGCATAGATGATGCAACGCACGTCGCTGTCGAACCCAGCAACCAGAACGCCAACGTTCACGATGATCTTCGTTATGCCCTGCTCAAAGCGGCGAATAATAAGTTGGCGTTCGTCGTGTGGTGTTGATGCCGTCATGACCTCAGCAGCCACACCAACGCGGTTGAATTCGATAGCGACAAAATTTGCGTGGGCCACGTTGACGCAAAAACAGATAGTTGGGCGGTCTTCGCCATGTTCCAGCCAGTTCTGCGCAATATCCCCCACCAGCGTAGCTTCGCTCATGACCTCCCCGAGCTGGCCTTCGTTGTAGTCACGGCCGTAAACGGCATGCTCAGAGGTTTTCACTTTTGACAGGTCTGGATATGACGGTGCATAAAACTCGTACTTGCTCAGGGCGCCGATGCTGATCAGCTCTTTCATCGTCGTTGGCTTGATCAGCTTCTCGTAGTAGTTGCCCAAGAACTTAGCGAACGGGGTGCCAGAAAGACCCAGCACCTTCACTGCGGTGTTCTTTGTCAGATGGTCGATAAACTGCAGAATTTTTTTGCGCTTGAGGTGAGCCTCGTCGATGATCAGCAGGTCGATGTTGTCCGGCAACTCACGGCGGATAAGCGTATCGGCAGAGGCAATCTGGATCAGGCGGCTAGGGTCATAGGCCGGGTGGTCACGCCAGATATACCCAATTTCCTCGGCAGGTAAGCCATATTCGATAAAGCGGCTGGCGGTCTGGTCGAGCAGCACGGTATACGGAGCCACAAACATTACACGCATGCCACGACTCAGAAAGCCGTCAGCAATCAGCGCAGCAATCGCGGTTTTACCGAACCCAACCGGGGCATACATCATGAACGAGGCATGCTGCTTCCATGCCGCGCGCAGCATATTCAGTGCAACAACCTGTTTTTCGCGTGGTTCAATGGTAAGCATTCGTCATTTCCTCGTTTAAGTATTTAGCCGTCTAAACTTCTGCCGGCGGTCACCACTACTCGATCCCTTAAAGATCATCCCTCTTGGTAAGGCCGTCCCTACCCCCACACCCCAACCCGATCACCCCCCTTTCCCCCCTCTTACCCTTCCCCTCTCCCCCGTTTAAAAAAACACCTGCTAAAAATTTCATGCTGCTGCCCTGTTCTGCCCCACCAGCGGAGGGGCTATCGTTCCGCCCTGACCGGCTCTTGAGTACCGGACTACAAACAACCTGAGCCGGGTATTCGCCGCTTTCCGCCCCGCGTTCTCCTGCCGGTAGGAAACCTCCTCGCCGTCAAACGCGGTTTGGTATACCTCCGCGTATGCGAGCGCGATTCTCCCGCGCTGCCCAGGCGGTAGCCTTCCAAGCTGTCCTTGAATCCATGCGGCATCCTCACGGCAATAAACCGTGGGCATAACTGTCCGTACAAACGTCGAAGGCTGCATAAAACGGCCCTCCTGTCGTTGGCGTTACGTCATTTCAGACGTTCCATTTGAATTGCTGCCTCACCGGTGCATCCGGCGGGCAAAACACGCTATAAAGCAGCAAGATGTGCTCTTGAAACGTAGCGATGAGGCGGTAGCTGTTGGCATCCAGTGCCTGACGCTCATCGGCGTCTATCTCACCGTCCTCGGTGAACTTGCGGACAAGTTCGGAGTGCTTGCCGATGTACTCGATCGCTTCCATCAGTTTTGCGTTGATATCGTCTCGATCGACGTCTTCAACTTCGGGCAGACGTACGTTCACACTGCGCGACTGACGAGATACGGCATCGGCAAAGTGGGTATTTCCACCAGCCTGCTGCAGAACCATGAGCCAGCCGATCGGGAAAATTTGATTGCTGTTCGGGCGAAGGCGGTTAAATAACGCGTCTTCAGTCACCCCCAGCCACTGTGCAGCCTCAGCATATCCGCCAGGCAACCCAGTAATGATTTTGCGGGCAACAGAGACGACCCAATCAGGTTGTTTTTCTGCCTGCCAGTCAGGCGCTTTTTGCTGTGACACAGTTGTACTCCTAAGACTGTGGTTACCCCGCAGCAACAGTTACGAGATACTGTCGCCATCAGATTGATGGGCTAGATTTGTTTGGTTTTTTGAACATGTGCGGCAGATCAGGGCGAATCATGTATCCATGGATTTCCCCATTCGTTACTCGCTCGATGTGACCTACGTGTTCAGGTGAAACTTTCGCCTTGTTGTGCAGCCACTTATAAACAGCCTGCTGCGATACCCCACAGGCATGCCCAAGTTTTTTTTGCGACCCAACTAAAGCGATAGCGGTTTTTATTACCTCGTTCATAAACAACCTCCATCGTTATTTACGTCAATAATAAAACCATGGTTGTCAAAAAGTCAACAACCATATTCGTTTGATTGAATACAACCGAGGTTGTAAATTGGAAAAATGAAAACGACACTTGCTGAAAGGCTCAAAATAGCCAGAAACAAAAAGGGGCTTTCTCAGAGAGCTCTTGGGGAGTTGATCGGCGTAAGCCAGGCTGCCATCCAAAAAATAGAGGTGGGAAAAGCCAAGGAAACGACCAAAATTCTTGACCTTGCTAATGCTCTTGATGTACGTCCAGCGTGGCTTGCAGAAGGAACAGAGCCTATGTGCGATAGTGCAACAGAGTCTAAGAGTATCGATTTGACAGATAGCGTCAGGAATGCCCCCGACATCTATCGAGTTGAGGTTCTTGATTTGGTAGTTAGCGCAGGTCCAGGGAGATACATGCTTTCCGAAGTCGTTGAAGTATTAAACGCAATTGAGTTTACTTCCGATCGAGCCAAGGCACTATTCGGTAGTCGCTCAGCTGATGACGTAAAAGTTATGACGGTAGATGGGGACAGCATGTCACCCACAATCAAGTCAGGGGATCGGCTTTTTTTCGATGTCGCTATTCGCGAATTCACTACAGATGGAGTTTATGCGTTCGTATACGGGCGTACGTTCCATGTGAAGCGCCTTCAGATGCAAGGTTCTAAACTCGCTGTACTCTCTGACAACCCCTACCTTGAAAAATGGTATATCGATGAAAACACAGAAGATCAATTCTATGTGATGGGAAAAGCACTTCTACACGAGTCGGTCATGTACGGAAAACTTTAGCTATCTAACCCGGCACCGGTCCGGGTTTTACACACTTAACTAGCCTACAAGCTTCTTGATCGCCACATCAAGATATCGCGGGTAATCGCCCCCCTCTTCATCCACGCGCTCTCTAAGCTGTTCTAAAGCAGAAATTATTAGCTCTTTTGATATGGTATGCCCCATATCATCCAACCCAATCACTGCCCGGCCAATCATCGCGCACACCCCTTCATAGACTTTTTGCTGCTCTCTGCTGACGCCTTTCATATCCATATCCCCCGAATGAGTTTCGACTAACATACACCGCCACTCACACAAAATAAGTGCTCCAACACCAAATCCCAGAAAAATAAATAACCACCAAAAACAACCAAATAAAACAAAACCGACAACAAAAACAACCTTCGTTGTTGACACAAAAACAACCATAGTTTTTAATGACTCCACAAACAGAAACAACGTCACCCCAAACCACCGGGACGCTCTTTAACAATCAGAACCGCATGACAGGCTGACCACCGCGCCCTGGCAAATTGAAATAGCGCCGGTACGGATACCAGGCAGGTAAGTGAAGCGCCCGCGGGCGATAGCTTACGTAGAGGATTACGCAGTGGGAGGCTGACAAGTCATGTACAACACAACAACAGGAGGGCAATCCAATGAAGCAGTAAAGCGGCTAATGGCCTAGCAGGCCAGCCACGCGACGACGGTGTTACAGGTCGGGTTCCCACAGCGACGCACCAGGGGAAAGGAGGCGCATAGCGCACTGGGCAGTTTGGCATGGCGCCCCATTAACGCAGCAACCAGCCTAAACGGAAAGTGGATTTACCCTGCCGCTGCTAAGCCAGGGCGGCAGGCATAAGACCACTGAGGAAGAATATGATGACTCTATCCGAAATGATTAAAAATTTACAAAAACTGGAAGCCGAAGGGCATGGCGATAAATCTGTTTTCTATAGCCATCCAACCGGTGATTGCGGCGAATTTGGCCGCGCATTTGTAAGCTCGGAAGTTGGTGAATGTGGTCCTTTCGGCATTACCAAAGGCCAAGAATACATCTGTATTGAAGCTGGTTTTTGAGCAATACGACCCATTCAAACGCGCCCAAAGGGCGCGCTACTACAGAACAGAGGTGCACTCGTTGATTTATGAAGTAGTCGAGAACGGGCCGGACGCCACTGATTACGTCGTCGCCACATTTCAAGACGCGCCGCGTAAAACTTACGACTCGTTCTACTGGGCGGCAGAAGACCGAGCGAAAGCGGAAGCCTATAGGCTAACTGAAGAACACGCATATCTCGGCTACGGGTACACCATTCGCCAGCGCGAGAATTAACACAGCAGAGGTTTACACGATGAGCAACGAAGAATTGAAACACATCATTGCGCAGTTACTGCAGGACGCACAGCGAATTCAGCAGCTTGAGCCAAACGCGGGAACCGCTGCGCGTATTGAAGAAGCCAAAGCGGCGCTGAACAGCTAACCCCCACCGCGCCCTGCTGGGCGCACAGCAGGACTCCCCTATGAGAATTACCTTAACCAAGCGTGAACGTCGAAGAGCACGGCGAGAAATACGCACGCAGCGCCGAAGAGCAATAAGAGAATTCGGCCACTGTAACGGGACCAGCATTCTTAATAGCTACGCGCGCTGGTACTTCTGAAATAAATAGCCCCGGCTGCAGACGCCAATCTTTGCCGGGGCATGACCAATAGAACGGAGATTCAACATGATCAACCACAATATTAACACAATCGTCGTAGACGGTATGCGTGTCGTCCCTGCCGTTCAAGCAACTCGACTCACGTTCTTTGCCCGTCTGCTAAAAATCCTCAGCCAAAAAGGCCACCCGCTTTAAATATTCGCTGTGTGTAGTCTTTGGCGACCAGGCCGAACTTCAACCAATAAGAGGTGAAGATAATGTTCATAGGCTGGTCGCCCTTTTTCATAGATAGAAGAATTCAGGCATCCATTAACGTGGAGGGCGTCACCCGGCCCGAGTTCTTCTCTGTATGTCAAAAGGAGAAATGCGAATGTCTGAAGAAATTAAGTGTACCCCGTTTAGCCAACAGTTGGCCTATATCAACAAAGGAACGCTGGACGGCGAATTGACCGAAGCACAGGCCAAAGTAATTAAGGCTGTACGTGAAACCGGTAAAAAAGGCTCCGTCACGCTAACGTTAAATTACCAGATGCTGAATACGCGTGATGAAAACACGATGAAAGTTACGCCGAGCGTCAAGTTGTCAACTCCTGAGCTGGAACGCGCCGACACTATTATGTTCTCAACCGCCGACGGTGATTTACTGCGTGATGACCCATCGCAGGTGCAAATGGATTTACGTGTTATTGATACCTCACCTGCTGTTGCGCCGATTAAATTGACGCAAAACGGCTAACCAATACTCCCCTAACCAGAAGGAAATAAAATGGCTATTACCACCAATAACGAGTCTGTTAAGCATATCGCTGAGTTAGCAATAGCAAACAACTTAATTAAAACCGACGTTCCTTATGCTGTTGTGCCTCACGGCTACTCTTTGGAGTCACTGAAAGACTTCATGGTTGATGAGCAGCAGGTAAAACAGCATGTGGTCGTTATTTCGCCATCGTCGTTCATCGGATATGTTTCTCGCTTCAAAGACGAACGAAGTGTTATTTTTGCGGACACTGAAAACACTCGTTTCCGTGCATTTATTGACTATCACCTGGACAGTAAAACGCCGTTCAAAAGCACTCACTATGTAACGTATGACTGCCCTCTTTCTGATGAATGGAAGGCATTCAGTAAATACGATGCTGAAAAAATGGATCAGGTAATGTTTGCAGAGTTCATCGAGCAATATATTAAATGTATTGCTCCAGAATCTGACTCAAACCCTACCTCTGGCACAGCACTTCTGGAAATGGTACTGGCATTCCAGGAAACGCGCACATCTGAGTTTAAAGCGGTTACCCGCTTAAACGACGGAACATATCAGATGGCATTCAGCAACGAAAAAACCGGCAGTGGCAACACTAAACTGCCAGAAAAAATTTCACTGGCTATCTCACCGTTCCATAACGGCACTCCATATCAAATTGATGCTCGTATTCGCTACCGCCTCCGCGAAGGGCGGCTGATCCTGTGGTATGAACTGATTGACCCGAAAAAAATCATTGAGCATGCCTACAATGAAATTATGGTTGACCTGCAAAACCAACTGCCGGACGTTCCTGTATTCGAAGGCCGAATTTAAACCTCAATAAAGTGCAGCCTTATGCGCCACCGTGTGTGGCGCATAGTGAAGTATTTTATCAATTAACTGATGGAAAAATAAAATATGGCAACTTTAAGTCAGCGTTATTCTGCAAAAGAAAGTATCGGTTCTGATATTACTACCCGCAAAACGTTCTTAGTTCCACTCAGCGAAATTTATGCCGAAGAGGGCTATAACGTTCGTGAGTTAAATCAGGCACACGTCGAAGAGTTTAGGGATGCGTGGATTGCCGGGGAATATATACCGCCACTTGCTGTTGAAGTGACTGAAACCGGCGTGAAAGTCATCGACGGACACCACCGCTACCACGGCGCACTTCTGGCCGTTGAAGCTGGTCATGAGGTAGTGCGCATTGAGTGCAAAGATTTTGTGGGTACTGAGGCCGATAAGATTGCATTCATGGTCACTAGCTCGCAGGGGCTGGCGCTAACTCCCATTGAGCGTGGCGCAGCCTATCAACGGCTGGTGAACCAAGGATGGACTAACTCAGAGATAGCAAAGAAAGTTAAGCGATCTGAATCTGACATTATTCAACACCTGCAATTGCAAGAATGCAGCCCCTACATTAAAAGCCTGGTTCGCACTGGTTCTATTAACTACGCACTGGCTATCCAAATAAACCGAGAGCACGGCGTATACGCAGACCGTGAAGCCTCGCGCCTAATGAAAAAGGCTGAGGCCTCAGGTAAGAAAAAAATCACTAAGAGCGTCGCCCAGCCACAATTTAGCGCCAAGAAAGCGCGCCGACTTGTAGAGCTGTTGTTTGATGCAGCACCAATCATCCAAGGAGATAGCGACATGCTATTACTTCCTTCAGGTGTTAAAGACGAAGTGGTCCAGATCATCAGTGATTATCGCAATGAAGGCCACCAGCAGTGAGCATCAAGTTTAATAATGCGCCTTTGTGGATTACAGCAAAGGCGCTGGATAAATTAAATCAACTCCGCCTCGGTCGATTATTCCCAAAGAAAACCTACGGTAAAAAATATCTCACACTTCGGGTAAACAAACACTGGCGATTGCTTTCAAAAGACGGCGGGAATAATTGGCAATTGCTTACCCACAATGATTACAACTCTGAAATAGATAAATAAAGGCTTGATATGTCCATTAACGTTGTCAGCTTCTCCGGCGGCCGGACATCAGCGTACCTTGCATACCTCATGCGACAGCGGGACCCTAGCACCCATTTCGTATTCATGGACACCGGTGCAGAACATCCGGCCACCTACCAGTTTATACGTGATGTAGTTAAGCATTGGGGGATCGACCTGGTATGTCTGCGCGTTGTAGTAAATCCAGTGCTCGGGAAAGGCAATAGCTACCGCGTGGTCAGTTTAGGCGACATTGGCCCCGACCTAGAACCGTGGCGCGCCATGCTGGAGAAATACGGAACTCCATACGTTAGCGGAGAGTTCTGCACGGACCGCATGAAGCTTGGCCCGTTTAAAAAATACTGCGACGAGCATATAGGGCGCAAAGGCTACCACACATGGATAGGTATACGTGCCGACGAACCAAAACGCCTGACACAGAAGCCGCACACCAGCTACCTGGCAGATATTTCCAGCCTTGGTAAGCAGGATGTCCTGGACTGGTGGAGCCGGCAACCTTTCGATCTGCAAATCCCAGAGCACCTGGGGAACTGCGTTTTTTGCATTAAAAAATCCATACAGAAAATTGCCCTCGCTGCGAAAGATGAACCAGCGCTGGCGCGTCAATTTTTGTCGGTCATTACCTGTAGCAACGTCCGAAAGGTGGCAAGTCGTAACGACACTGACTTAATCATGTACCGGGGTAAAAACTCGTTCGAAGGGATCATTCAAATGTTTTCTAACGATACCCGTAATGAGCTGGCAGCTCGAATGCCGAGCCAGCGTAGTCAAGCTTCTAAGGAGGCAGTATGAGCAAGTACACGTTTATTGTTGAGTTCAACGACGGGGAAGAGCCGGCGGTCTACTGCAACACAGACATTCTCGGTGGGCGCCTATGTATGGTGGCGTTCGAAGATATCAGGAAATACCAGCTCGAAGAGGAAGAGGCTCATGCCTTGAAGTCATTCCTTGACGAACACCAGAGCGACTTCCGGGACTGCTGCGAAGAGCACGAAGTATCCGTTGAAGCCATTCACGAAAAACTCTACCAGCAAACCGTATGAGGTGATGATGAATAAACAACTGGAAGAGCTGGCGCAGCGCCTTGCTACCTGCGCAAAAGAAGACACCTATCCGGTCCTATCGCCTGCTGATTGTGGTGCGTTGATAGAGGCGCTGGAAGCATCTGAGCAGACTCTGGAACGTGAGCGCGAAAAATCCCGGCGGGTTATGTCTGAAATCGAACAGCTACGCACCGAACTGGCGGCAGCGCCGTACCCTGCACCGGTGGTGGTGGTTATCCCGTCAATATGGAAGCACTACAAAGCCGCGCAGGTGGCGAGCATTTACGAACAGGCGATGAATGACGCCGGTGTGAAATGGCGGAGCGTTGACGATGAGTAAGTTGTCAGCATCAGAACAGAAATGGTTGGATGACGTTCAGCGGGTGCTGGAAGCGTGCCCGTCCGATCGCCTCGCGTTCTTCACTACCGGCGACTGCGACGTCACGGTTTACGACCTATCGCTGCGCGGGACGATAGACCAGGCGCTGCACATGGGGGTCGAACATGACTTCGGGCCGGCAGCGGAGAAAGCCGGCGCAGTGCTGGGGTATTTAAATTTTCCGAACAATGTCGAATCAACCGCGGGTTAAGGGGGAGGCGTGGCAATCACAACTGAAGCATTAGCGAAAATAAAAGCCGGGATCGCAAGACGCAAAGCGATGCCGAAGTTTGGCGAAAGCGTCGAGGGGAATATTCAGCGCCTGCGCACCATATGTGAAACGCAGGAGTCATTCAGCGGCGAGACAGTGGAAATGCTGGTGAATGCTTTGGAAGAAGCGCTGGCCGCGCGGGATGCGGTGCCGGAGGTGAAGCCGTGATGATACTCCTAATAGCAACAATCATCAGCCTGCTCGCATGGCCTGCGCTGGGATACGTTGCGGCGTTATTAATGGCCGTGAACTACATAATCATTATATTTATCGTGAGGTTCATTGAAAATCGTAAACGAGAAGAGATAGATGGCTGGGATGGGTACGAATGAAAGAAGTCATTCGAGGGGACACTGAGCCGGTTCATGTTTTTGCCGCTAACATTGCGATAGAAAAGCATAAGGCGCAATTCGGAACCGGAAATAAATATAATTACGTCACATACCCCGTACGTTATCGCGGGAAAGCCTACCAAATAGAAGTTGTAAATCGAAAAACCACAATAGCGGCAACTGTAATTACTGGTGTCCGCTCACTCACAAAAATTCATCATTCAGGCATGTAGCCACAGCCTGATATTAATAGGTTTAAATAATGAAACACATGATGCTCGACCTTGAGACTATGGGTAATAACCCAAATGCCCCCATCGTAGCGATTGGGGCGGTTCTATTTGAGCCAGCAACCGGCGAGTTGGGTGAGTCGTTTTATACTGCAGTGGACCTCAAAAGCGCGATTGCCAGCAAAGCAGTAGCTGATGCTGACACGATAATCTGGTGGATGAAGCAAAGTAGTGAAGCCCGCGCAGCTATCTGCGTTGACAGTGCGCCGTCGCTGCTGTTTGCGTTGTACGACCTGAATAAATTCATTCGGGCTAATGTAACGACGCCTCGCGGCCTGCGTGTCTGGGGTAATGGCGCTGTATTCGACAACGTAATCCTACGCGAATCATACCAGCGCGTGTGCGTTCAACTGCCGTGGGAATGGTTCAACGACAGAGACGTTCGAACCATCGTTGAGCTGGGCAGAGCTGTTGGTTTTGACCCTAAGCGAGATATACCGTTTGACGGAGAACGCCATAACGCCCTGGCTGATGCAACCCACCAGGCAAGATATGTTTCCGCGATTTACCAACGCCTTATCCCCGCAGAATAAACCCACCAACATCACCGAGGTAACTATGCAAAATATTAACCTGATCCCTGAAAAAGAGGTGATGGCCAAACTTGGCATTTCGTCACGTCAGACGATGTACACTTATCAGAGCAAACATTGCTTCCCTAAGCCAGTACGCACTCATCCAAAAGCATATTTAGAAAGTGCGGTTGACCAGTGGATATTAAACGGCGGTATCAACCAGAAATCTTCTTAA